CCATCCGGCGACCGTCTGCACCGTCGTCTGGATGCCCGTCCACACGGCCTGGATGCCGTTCCACAGAAGCTCCGCCCCGGCCTTGATACCGTCCCACACGGCGGTGATCACCGGCAGGACGTAGGACTGGAACAGATCGGCGGCGACCTGCACGCACGTCTGGATGTAATTCCAGTACGCCTGGATGCCGTCCCACAGGAGGCCCGCCCCTGCCTTGATGCCATCCCACACGGCGACGATCACCGGCAGGACGTAGGCCGTGAAGAAGTCCGCCACCGCCTGCACCGCCGTCTGGATGCCCGCCCAGGCCGACTGCATGTACTCCCACAGCGTCGCAACGCCGGTCTTGATGCCCTCCCACGCGGTCTGAATGTACGGCCAGACGTAGGTCACGATGAAGTCAGCGATACCCTGGAGGACGGCCTTCCACGCCTCGATATAGAGCGCGATAGCGGTCACCACGACCCACACGGCAACCTTGATGCCCTCCCACACCGACTCAAAAACTGGCAGGAGGTAAGTCTTAAACCAGTCGATCACCGAGCCAACCGCCGACTTGATGCCCGCCCACATGCCGTCAATGAAGTTCCTGAACGTCTCGGACTTGTTGTAGGCGACGACGAAAGCCGCCACCAGCGCGCCGATAGCGACCACGATCAGACCGATCGGGTTGGCGTCCATAGCAGCATTGAGCAGCCACTGCGCTGCGGTGTACGCGCCGGTGGCGACCTTGCCAGCCACCATAGCGCCCTTCTGGGCAACCCAGGCGGCGGTCGTGCGGCCCACCTGCACGCCCTGCTGGACGATGCTACGCAGGAAGTCGCCCGCGTACATGGCCTTCAGGGCGACGGTCTCCGCGAGGTCCCCGGCCTTGGCGACCTTCGCCGCCGTCCACGCCGACACCTGACCCCACACCTGGGTCGTCAGCGCGACAAGGCTCATCGTCCCAGTGACCGTCTTCCAGGCGATAAAGCCGCCCACAACGGACTCCAGAATGACCTTGTTCTGCACGAGCGCGCCGAAGAACGACCCCAGCACACCCCAGAACGGGGACGACACCACGCCACCCAAGAAGTTCGCCACACCGGGTATCACCGTCGTGGACAGGAAGCCCCAAATGTCCATGACGTTATCCCTGACCGATAGGATAAAGTCGATCAGGCCGGAGTCCTCCTCGACCCCGAAGAAGTTGCCGTCAAAGTTGCCGTTGACCGCGAGGTCAAAGAACGACTGCACACCAGGGACGAGCGTCCCGGTCACCCAGTTGTACAGGTCCAGGCCGGTGTCCTTGATCGTGGTCAGGGCAGTGATGACCCCCGAGTCCGACGCGAGGCCGAACAGGTTGCCGTCGTAGGAGCCGGTGGTTACCAGCGTCCAGATCGACTCCAGCGCCGGGAACAGGCTCCCGTTGATCCAGCCGAACGCGGCGGACGCGCCCTCAGCCACCACGCCCATGAAGTCCGTCAGTGCGGGCTTGATGCGGTCCACGATCTCCATACCGCCCGTGACGAGGGCGGCCTGGAGGTTGCCCCACGCACCCTCAATCGTGCTGGTAGAAGTTGCGGCCTCGCGGGCAACGTCGGTGAAGCCCAGGTCCAGAATCGCCTGGTTGAATTCCTGGGCGGTGATCTCGCCCTTCGCCATCGCATCCCGGAAATTCCCGGTATATGCGCCGTTTTTGAGCAGGGCCTCCTGGAGCTTGCCAGACGCGCCCGGAATCGCGTCGGCCAACTGGTTCCAGTTCTCGGTGGTCAGTTTTCCCTGACCCGCCGTCTGCGTCAGCACCATACCAACCGACTTGAAGGTTTCGGCGTTGCCACCGGCCACGGCGTTCAGGTTACCGGCGGCCTCGGCCAGCTGGTCGTAGCCTTCCACGCCGTTGGCGGCGAGCTGGGCCGTGATGTTCTGGATGTCGGAAAGCTCGTAGACCGTATCATCCGCGTACTTCTTCGTACTAGCGGTCAGCTTCTCGATCTCATCCGACGCGACACCAGCGAAGGACAGTGTGTTCTTGAACTTGTCGGTCGCGTCACTGGCCGCGAGCGCCTCGCGCGCAACGTCGGCAAAGCCCACCACGGCACCGATAGCGCCCATAGCGCCGAGTGCGAGCGCACCGGCCTTGGCCGCGCTCTTGAAAGCGCCGCCAAGGCCGGACTCGATCTTCTTCTCAGCGGGCTTGGTGTCGACATCGCCCAGCTCCTTGCGGACGGAATCGTTCAGGCCCTTCAGGGACGGCGCGATCTGAATCCACGCCGTGCCCAGGCTAAAGCCATTTTCCGCCACGTCAAGCTCCTAACTGTGCGCCGCGACCCACCGTCGCGCCCGTTCCTCACGCCTCTGGGCCTCCGCCTCCGCCCGCTCGAACCAGCCAGGCTCAGGCGGGGCGACCGGCTTGGGCACGTCGCCCTTCTTGCCACCCAGGGACGTAATGATTATACCCTCCAGACGGTGGTTAGCGGCGAAGGTCGCCGCCACCTCGTCCGTCCAGGCCGCTGCTCCGCCCATGCGTTTGCGGAGCAGCGACCCGGAGGGCAGATTGTCGATCAGAACCTTGACACGACGCAGCGACAGGCCTCCGGTGAAAACCTCCGTCAGGTCAAGGTTGTATGTCATCTGGAAGTCGGCCTCCAGCACCTCCCAGTGGTCCTCCAGGAAGGTGGCGAGGCCGATCAGTTTCCCTGTCGAAGGGACTGGAAGACCGACTGGACAAATTCGACCACCTTGGAGTATCGGAGCTTGCCGGACTCCTCGCGGAGGGCGGTCAGCGCGGCCTCGCGCTCGCCCTCATCCGGGATAAGCAGCTCCAGCATGGGGCGGTAGTCGCCCTGCTCCATCGCCACCATTGCGTCGAAGTCGTCCACGTCGGTGGGGTCAACGTCGAGGGCAACGCCCATCACCTCGACGTGAACAGGCTGGGGCGCGCCAGTATCGCGCTTGGACTGGGCCTCACGGCGCGCCAGCTCAGCGGCGGAGGGGGCCTTGGTGGTCTTGCGGGCGGTGGTGGTCTTGGTAGCCATGATCTGTTCTCCTAAAATAGGCTATCGGTTAAATTGTCTGTTCTCCAAGGGGTGTGATGCCCACCCGCGCGCCGGGAGAACAGACACGGCGCGCGGGTGGGAGACCAGGGGTCAGACGACCTTCAGGCCCTCCTCATCGGTCAGCAGGACGTAACCGTCCAGGACCTCGAGGTTGTACTCGTACACGGTAAGCTCGCCGACCTTGTACGAGATGTCGGAGCGCTCGCCAAGCTCCAGGCGCTTGAAGACGTAACGGCGCTGCTTGCCGGTGGACACGTCGAACAGGTCCGCCACGCCCACGAGGCCCTCGACCTTACGGGAGGTCGAAACCTCCATGCGGGTAATCGAGGACGTACCCGCCGTGACCTTCTCGGTCTTCAGCACGCCCAGGTAACGCTTCAGGAGTTCCAGCTTGGACTCCAGGAGCGAGGCCTTGAACGTGGTCGAAGACTCGGACATGTAGGTGCGAACAACGCCGTGACCCTGATGGCCGCGAACCTTGTCCACCGAGTCGGACATGCCCAGGCCCATACCATCCTCGGACAGCCAGCCCACGTCGACCATAGCCGGGGGCATGGCGGCGGTCAGGTTGGTGATGGTGGACAGGTCGGTCCCAGCGGGACCGAGCCACAGCGTGTCCTTCTCGGACCCCGCCATGAACGCGAGATCAGCATTAGTCTTGCTCATGCTGCAACTCCTAACTTCGCAGTGACTTGGTACGTCGCCGTGTAGCGACGCATATCCGTGTCGGGGTCGGGCAGCTCCGCCGGAGCGGGAGACTGCACGACGGCCACGGGGCCGTCCGCGCTCGGGAGAGCGTGAACGGCATCCCCTACGCGGCGGGCAAGCTCGCCCGCCCACCACGAGGTAGGCGCGTAGGAGTCGATGGTGATCTGGGCCGTGTAGAGGACGCGATCATGCTGGCCCGGGCCTCCCGTCGCCAGAACGAGGACGTAGGGATGGGGGTCCTCCTCGGTGGAGGGGCGCACGCCGCCCACCGTGGTGCCCCTCAGCTCGCCCTCGAGGCCCTGGACAACGCCGGGCTGGTTCAGGTAGTCGATCACCAGCTTCTGGAGATCGGGGAGTGGGTGGCTCATCGTTAGCCCCTTCCTACGGCGCGTTCCAGCACGTGGTCGCGCGCCTGTCGCTTACGGGCCTTGTACGTTTCCGGGAGGACGTAGGCGCGGGCGCGGTCCTTACCGACCCGCACGCCAGAGGTGAAGCCCTCACCGGCGCGCGCGGCGACCTCCGCCGCCTTCCTGGCGAGCAGGGCCTGCACCTCCGACCCCTTCAGGATGGCCTCCGCCGTCCGCTTGTTCGGCTTGAACTTAACGCTCACGAGGGGCCTCCTTCCGCAGCCTCAGATATACCCCCAGGGGGTACCCTACCAGGGAGCCGACCGGCTCCCACACGCCACCACGCAGACGCACCCGGTCACCAGGCAGGACAGAGGCCGGAGCCTCGTCCCGGTTATCCCAGTAGATCGTCACGTCCTCGCGCGTCCCGTAGTCCTCGCCCGTGCCCTCGCGGTTCTCGGACTCCGTGGTGGCAACCAGGACCGGGGCCAGCGCGATCTCCTGAACGTCGTGCGCCCTGAAGGCGACCCCCAGGGGGTCGCGCTTCGGCTCCGCACGACGCAGGAGAACCGCCTGCTCCTTCCAGGCATCCATGACGCTCACGAGCGACCCCCAAACAGGGTGTCCGCGACCCCGAAAAACGAGGCAGTAGCGCCGTTAATGTCGTCCCGGTCCTGCCTCGTGAGGAACATATCCCCGCTCGGCGTTGACCACGACGTGGACATGGTAAACGGGCCGGTGGTCTGGGTGACCTGGGAGGCATCCCCGGCCACGCCCGCCGGACGCTGACGCAGCGCACGGGCGACGACGCGGCACACGACCGCCACCCGCACCGACTCCGGCGCGCCCTCCCAGCCCGCGCAGCGGTGCCGGATAAGGTCGCTCGCGTCCTCCAGGAGGACCTGAGCGCGCGCGGGAGCCGCGTCCACCACCCGAAGGTCATCAGGGGCGAGACGGTCGCGCAGATCGTCAAGCGTGGCGAAGGCGAGGGCGGTCACGTCAGACCAGCTCCTCGTCGGCCTTCTTGCCGGACTTCTTGCCCGGCTTCTCGTCCCCGGCCTCAGCCTCGGGAGCGATCAGACCCAGGTCCTCCGCGCGGGCCGCCAGCTCGCGGACCTCGCCCGCCAGCTTCTCGTCGGTGACCGTAGCCGACCCCTCGGTGAACTGAATACTGCCCGAAGGCAGGACCAGGAGCAGCTCAGGGTAAAGGCTGGAATAGATGTTCATGGTGTTCTCCTCGATGGTGGACCGGCGGCGGGGCCGATGCTCAAGGCCCCGCCGCCGGAGACGATCACGACAGCTTCAGCTTGCCGTGGTGCATCTCGGAGCCATAGGACAGGCCAATCTCTCCGTAGAGCTGGACGCGATCATACGCGCCCGTCTTGGCGAGAGGCTCTGCGAAGAAGTGGCCCTTGCCCGGAATCTCCAGGAAGACCGGGGCGCACTCATCGAGGGAGGCGACCACCAGCGTATCGGCGGGCATGTTTCGGTCAAGCATGATGTTGCACGCACCGAAATCAGTTTCGATGGTCTGGACGTTCACGCCGCCGACCGTGCGGGACGACTCGCGGTAGGAGTTGTCCTTGATGAAGACCTTGGACAGCGCACGCTTGAGCTTGCCGCCCACGATGATCGTTCGGGTCTCACCCTGCTGGATGCCGCCCTTCTCCCAGACCTTCTGCATGAGGTCCAGAACCAGGTCCTCGGTCAGAGCGCCGGTGCCCGCAACGACGTTGGTCGTGATGGCCTCGAGGAGGCCACGGGTCTTACGCGCGGTCGTGTTGTCGGTCGGGTCCTGGTAGGTGCCCACCAGGAAAGACTTGTTCACGTCGCGCGCGATCTGCTTCAGACCCTGGTCGATCTGCCACAGCATCTCGTCCTCGGGAAGGGTCACATCGCCGATGGTGACCGTCTTCTCGCCGCCCGTGGAGCGCTGGCGAGTGACCGCCTGGCGGGTGTAGGACAGCTCGATAGCCTCCTGGTGAATCTCCAGGACGTTGCGGTTGGTGGAGCGCACGCGCTCCTCCGCCGTGGGGGCCTCCTGGCCTTCCTTGCGCTGGCGATTCTCGTCAGCGTCGCGCAGATCATAGGTCTGCCACTCGTAGAGAGTGGCACCGGCGGAAACGCCGCCGGTCAGGCCGCCGATGGCGGACAGGAACGGAGTGTCCTCGGGGGACACCGCGAAAAGCTCGCCGACGTAATTGGGCAGGTTGTAGGTCGTACCCTGACCAG